GCCCGCGCCCGCAGCTCTCTATCCGCAACGCGGTTGGCCAGGCTGTCAATCGGTAATTCAGGAAATTCGAACGTCTGGTGCGTTGTTCCAAACTCCGCCACCAGCGCCATTGCTGTGAGCGGGCGCGTGGTGATGGCCTCTTTCCGCTGAGGGTCAAAATATTTGACGCTCACACTGTTGACTGCATCATCCAGCACCGTTGGGATTTCCTCGAATGACACAATGTCGTCATCCGTGAGGATCGGCAGGCTTTCGTAATCGTATTCGCCGTTGATGATGTCCAGATACCACAGCCCATCACCACGGTTTTGCGTCCAGCTGCAGCCGGCCACGCGCTCGATGCGGCGGATGAATTCGGCGGCGCTTTCTTTATCCGGATAGCGCAGGGTGCAAAGCCCGAATCCTTTTGCGTAGAACCAATCGGCAGCCGCTGTGAGGCTTGGGATGTGCACAGTCTCCATCGGCTGTGCACCGCAGTGCTGTTGCGTGTGGGCCCATAGGATCATGTGGGCCGGGTTCTTGGCGAAAAATCCAGCTCCATCAACGCCCACAACATCGATATCGATATATTGCGGCGCAGGTCCATCCTGATAACCATCAACAGGATCTGCAACAACACGTACCGTTGCGTTATTCGCAACGGTTACACGCAACTGCTCGCCTGCAAATTCGAATGCGCCCGTTGTCCACTCAGCAAGCGGCTTGTAATTGACATAATAGACCTGTGGCGGCAGATCGATTTCTATCTTGTAGATGTTGTGCGTTGTGTGATCGGAAGCATGGTCGGATGCCGCCGTTATGATATGCGGCGAGGCAGGATCAACAACGGATACCGATGCATCATATGGCCGGTATTCAATCCTTCCACTCAGGCTGAGCGTGACATCCACCTCACCGCCGCCAGTACCGCTCAGCGTGAATTCATCAGTGACAACAGAGAGCCCGGACTCAGCTGGCAATGTCCAGCTCAAGTCGGTAAAGCCAGAGTAAAAATCGCTACCCATCGGAATCGCAGCCTTCGCCGGGTACCAGCAGCCGGTGCCATCCCAGCCCTGCTTGATCCGCTCCACCTTGTGGGCGCGCTTTTGGGCGTATGGGTTGTTGGCGCCGTATTTGCCGCCCTCAAACGCTACCGTGGCAACGCCACGCCACGCCACTGTCTGGCTGCCGAATGTGCCCACCAGATATGGGTTTGGCGTCTGGCCGGGCTCGCCGAACATCAATGACAGCGGGCCTACAACGCCGCCCTGGTCTTTCTCTCCGCCCCATAGTTCAGGGCTGTTGATGTACAGCGTCTGGTTTGCAACAGCGCGGCCAGACCATGCCGGTTTCGTGCCGGGCCTGAATTCCAGATAGGCATCCAATGGCCCCAGGCACAGCCCATCGTGCCATGCCAGGTGGTACCAGTAGCCGGTAGTGACTTTTTTACCGCCCATCAGGTACTTGCTCCTTGCGTGCAATTTCCAGCAATGCTTCAGCGAACGGGCCACCGATGCGGCGCGCTTCGGATTCAGGCGCGCCGTTCGCTGCGAAATCCTGCAGATTGATCCCGTGCAGATCGCACCACGCCCGAATGCCGGGCGTGCACGTCATTCCACGCCCACGCAGTTGGCGCACGTGATGCATGCGGATGCGCAGCTCCGTCATTTCTTACCCCCGCTTTTGATCGGGACGCGCCCTACGACTTTGTGGGCAAGGATGAATTCATCCTCGATCCACACCGTGCCGTGCGCCTCCGGGATGGCCCGCCCATCCTCAACGACAGGCGAATTCATTTGTGCAGGTTTTGGCGGCTCGATTTTGGTCCGAAGTGCGTAACTGATGACTGCGGAAATGATGGCAATGATCAGTTGCACCACCCACCAGATCACCGCATGCGCCGGCTCCGGCCGCGCGGGCGGATACATCACGGCCACCACCATGCGCACGATCTGGATGACCAGCACCAGCACCGATGCCGCGAAAGCCCACACCTGCGCGTGCCGGCCGGCGTCGGTGTCCAGATACCAATAGCGAACGCGCAAGACCTGAAGCGCCGCCTGGGCCCGCCAACGCTGCGGGATGCGTGCGATCAGCCCCATGACATCGAGCCCCCATCGTATGGGTTTTCGATCGGCTCATAGATCGCACCGCCGTAGTGCATTTCCGGATCTGCGCGGCGCGCCGCGCAGGCAGCCCATGTGCCCTCGCAATTTGGAAGGACTGAGACAGCAAGCCCCACCGCCAGCTCATGCCCGCCGGACAACAGCGTGACCGTGCTACCGACATGCTTGATGATGGTGCGGCGTTCCACAACACCATTTGTGCGCGTCCAATACAGCCACCCCTGCACCAGTGTGTGCGGCGTGCCGGCGAATGCGGCAGCGGTCAGCGTGAGGCCGGAAACCGCAGTCAGCGTGGCCGCGATGGTCAACGGCACAGGGTTGAGGTTGCAGCCACGGCTACCTGTTGAATAAACGGTTTTCGGGCATGCCCGCTGGAATTTCATGCCCTGATTGCGCGACTCGCTGCGCGCATCGTTGGGCACACATGTCAGCTCCAACTCCACGTCCGTGAAGCGCGGCTGGCGGACCTCTCCGGACCAGTCGTGGCTCAGCACGCCCAAGGCATCCAGCGTGTAGCAGCTGACGTGGACGGTGGTGCTGGGCGCGTAGGGGTGCCACACATCGCCCAGCCCCTGCGTTGCCGGGAGCAATGCCACCGGGGCATTGGGGTCGCGCAGGTACCTCATGCGGATTTTGAGCTTGTCCTGTGCACGTTCGCTGTTCTGCTTGATCTCGTCGCGCTCGATCTGTGCCGGCTGCCAGACGGCGCCAGGCGTGGCCACGACGCGATCAGCCTGCGCGAACATCCAGACGATGCCCTGCAGCTGGAAGCGGAACAGACGAATCTCGCTGTTGCCGAACCTAGACATCGGGCACCACCGATTGCCAGCCCAGGGTAGACGTGGCCAGCCCGTCCGCGTCGGTGACGTGCTCGATCTCCACGCTGTCTCCGGCCAGCGTGGACAGCGCAACGAACGAGATCTTCCGGATGCTGGCCGCCTCGATCGCGTCAGTGTCCAGCGCGGCCGACAGCGTGAGTACTTCGGTGTCGCCGCTCTCCACAGCGTCGACCACCCGGCGGTAGTACACGACGCCGCCGCCCAGCTCAATGCGCAGGTCACGCCGGTTGTGGCGGCCCTTGCAGAGCTGGGTGTACCCGGCCCACTGCACGGCCAGCGAGGTGGATCCGCCGGCGACCGCCGCCGCGGGCAGCAGGTCGGCCGCGAAGCTGGGCAGCCACATGGGCGCGGCGCGGCCCTTCAGCGCGTACAGCAGCGAGCGGAACCAAGTGTGGCGGGCGCGGCCCTTCAGCTTCCAGCCGGTGCTCTGGGCGCGTAGCGCCTGGTCCGGCAGGTCGTAGGCGAACGGCGCGCATCCGGGATAGGAGATCGACTGGCGCAGGCGGCTGATCGATGCCGTCGGCGGCTCGCTCTCGTCCTGTCGTGCCTCGAGCAGCGGATGGCCCAGGTAATTCGGCAACGTTGCCAGTGCTGGCCAATCGCTGGGCTCGTCGATGTCGAAGGCCAGCTTGCGGCGGCTGGCGCGGTCGGTGAGTAGGCGCTCTTCGGAGCCGTCCTGGATGCGTGCGCGGCGTACCGGGTACAGCCGCGTACCCACCGGCCAGCTGCCGGCCGCCGCGGCCGCCAGCGCCAGGCCGGCCGGGTCGATCGCGTCGACTTCAACGACCTCCCAGCGCACGGGAGACGCCCACAGCACCGCGCTGCTGCCGGCGGCGAAGTCGAACCCTTCAGTGGCGCAGGCGACAAATGTGTCGCTGGCGTCCACGGCAGCGGCCAGCCGTTGGACATCGGGCCAGATCGGCAGCAGCCAGGGGCCGCGGTGGCCGGCAAGCAGCGACTCGGCCAGCTGACGATCACCCGCGCGAGCGGCGGCCACCTCGAAGCTGAAGGACCGCTGCGGCCCCAGCTGATAGCTGGTGTGCTCGGACGCGGCGGTACCGCTGGCCACGGCCACGGCGGTGCCCCAGGACAGCGCCTCGGTCACAGGCTGGTTCCAGTCGGGCGGCAGCGGCCACAGGCGCATCAGCCGTTCCCCCAGCTGGCCTGGACGGCGTTGCCGTTGTCGCCGACGGTACCGATGATCTTCTTGTCGGTAGCCGGGTGCGCAAGCACGGCCGCAGTCAGCGCGTCGATGTCTTGGTACAGGTACATCCGCATGTTGTTCTGCATCTGCACCGGCGAGGCCGCCGGCGACGCCAGGCGCCCGCCAAAACCACCGGCGTCGTAATCCGCCGGCGTCACCACGCCACCGTCGGCATAGCCGTTGTGAATCGCGTGGCGCAGGGCATAGAAGCCGCGCTCGCCGCCCAGGGCGCGCATGTCTTCCTGGCTCAGCACACCTTCGCCGGCGTGAACGATGCCCCTGGGCTCGTACTTGCCACCAGGGCCGGTGTAGCCGCCTTCGGCGTAGCCACCGGGGCGAAAGTTGGCACCTGACAAGATGGCTGCGATTTGTGCGCCCTGGGCAAACGCCGCAGCGATCAACGGCAAGTTCTGTGGAAAGCCGACCTTGCTGGCTTCAGCCACGTTCTGGGCCAGTGCCACAGCGGCCTGCGCAACGGCGAAACCCTTGGAGATGGCGAACAGCACCTGGTATGCACGCGACTGCTCGCCGGCTGCGTTGTAGGCGATCTGCGTCATCGAGTCGAAAATCGATTGTGCGGCGCTCAGTTGCAGGTTCTTCTGGGCCGCCTGCAGCGCAGCGACGCGGTTCGCGTGTTCGGTGCGGGCGCGTTCCTCCTGGGCATCCCATTCGGCGTTCAGCGCGGCATTGCTGGCGCGACCGGCGGCGATGATGGCCTGCTGCTGGCTGTACCACTCGTTGAGCTTTTGCAGGTAGCCATCCAAGTCCTTCTGGCCGCCCAGCAGGCCAGTCAGGTCATCCTGGCGTGAGAACTGGCTCTCGAACTTCGGCGCCTTCTTGTAGGCCGCGTCGAAAATCTTGGAAAGCTGCTCCTGGTAGTTCGGCACTAGCTTCTCGCCGCCGACACGAAGCGCATCGTTCAGCGCCTTCACCTGCTCGGTGATGCCATGCAGTGACGATTCGGCAGGGGTGCGGAGCTTGTCCAGCAGACGCTCGTAGGACTTCCGAGCCTCCTCGTCGGCTCTGGCCTTCTTTTCGGCCTCCTCGCGCTCCGCACGGCGTGCATCCACCAGCTTGGCCTGGTCGATCAGCTGCTGCTTCACGCTGGCGCTGGCCAGCTTGTAGGCGCCGTTCTCCACCTCGTAGCGGACGCGGGCCTCCTCGCTGACGCGCTTCTCGCCGTCGGCCACGGTGCCCAGCAGCGCGGCTTGCTTGGTCAGGTTCTCCAGCTCGCGCTGCGCGGATTCCTGCGCCTTCTCGGCGTCGGACTTGTCGCCCTTGCGGCCCTTCGGCAGGCTCTCTTTGTAGCGCGCACGGGCCTGCGCGATCTGCGCCTCGATGTCGGCGTCACTCTTGCCCAGCGCCGCACCGGTCTTGCGAATCTCGACAATCTCGGCCTCGAGCTTTTGTTCCTTGCTCAGGTTCGACTGCTTCAGCCGAGCCCATTCCTGCTCGGCCCGCGTGCGCTCTTTTTGTTTCTTTTCTTCGGCGGCGGAGTCAACTGCCCCCGCCACCGGACTTACCGGCGCGGCGACGGTTGGCGTTGCCCCATAGAGTGCACGCACGGTGCCGATGGCGGCACCTGGGCCCAACCGCTGATACCACGGCATTTCCCGCTGCTTATCAGCGGCAGCGACCAGGAATTCAACAAAATTCTTGGTGCCCTCCCATGCGTCGGATGCACCTTCTTTCATCTCGCGCCAGAGCTGCGCCAGGTGCGGCCGTGCCGCGTCGGCAGCCGTGGCGATCTCATCCAGCCGATCGGCATAGATACGCGCGCCTTCGGCTGCGGCATCCTGCTCACGGCCTTCCTCTACCAGTGCGCGCACGCGCTCAAGTTGCGCCTCGGTCAGGAAGTGCTCTGTCTCGTTGAGCTTGAGCAGGGCGCTGACGGGGTCCTTGGCGATGGCTTCGAACTTCTGCACCGTCGTGTCGATGCTCTGGCCGGTCGCTTCCTCCATACGCGCCGCCGCAGTGGCCACGCGCTCGAACTGGTCCCCCGCGATACGCCCACTCTGCGCCACCGCCAACAGCGCTTCGCGGGCACCGCCCTCGGTCACGCCGTCCAGCGCGGCCATCGACTTCGCCAGGCTATCCACTTGCTGCACGCTGGCGCCGACGTAGTTGCCGGTGGTCAACAACGCGTTGGTGACAGCCTCTTGTTCCTGGTAGACCTCGTGCAGGGCCAATCCCAGCACTGCAAACGCGGCCGCACCAGCGGTCACCGCGATCGCCATTGGCGAGACCGCGCCCAACAGCGCCCGCGCGGCCGGTGCCACGCCACCGAAGCTATCCTTCAGCTGGCCGCCTTGCTGGATGGCGACCATGAACACCGACTGCCCACTGGCCAGGCCAGTCACGATGTCGGTGATCTGCATCGGCAACTGGTGCATGGCCTGCGCGTGCTGCGCCGCGCTGATGGCTCCCTGTTGCTGGACGGCGGCGGTTTTCTGTGTCGCCGCGGCCAGCGCGCCATGCGCTGTCGCGGATGCCTTCACAGCTACCGCATTGGCCTGGTCGGCGGCGGTGTTCTTGCCGGCTGCGGTAGCGGCTGCGTTGAGGCCTTGCGCAGCACCCTGTGCTGATGTCTTCAGGCCGTCGAAATTGCCATCGAGCGCCGCGACTTCTTTCGCCGCCTGGTCCAGGTCGGCGCGGATGCGCAGCGCGACGTCCAGGGTGCGGGTATTCACGGGGTCTCAGTCCTCCAAATCCTGGATGTGTTTTCTGGCGCCATTGCCACCGGCATAGGCCTGGTTGGTGTCAACCACGTGCTGCCGGCGCTGCCGGCGCTCCTCGGCTTGTTCCGTGCGCCAGAACGCATTGATCTGGCGCATCGTGTAGCGGCGTCCTATCTCGTCTGGCGTGCGCCCGTAGCCCGCCCTGATCAGGGTGGCGTAGAGGCGGATGTAGCCAACCGGCTTGCTTCCTCCCGCGCCGCCAGCAGGTGCTCGCGGAAGCGCCGGATAAAAAAACTGCTCGTTGCACCCCACCATGCAGTCAGGAGCTGATCGAACTCGATGTCATCGAGGGTGGAAATGAATTGCGCGACTTCGGCCACCTTCTCGGTGAACGTCTGCAGGCCCGTGGGGTCGAGCGGATACGGCACGGTGGATTGCGCCATCAGCCACTGCACGTTGACGGCGTGCCGGGAGAAGACCTCGCGCACCTGCAGTGCGGTCGGCGGCGCATCGGCCCGCTTGAAGGCGGCATACAAATCCTCCAGCAGCGGGCGGATGCTGGCCTGCAGGTGCAGGCCCTCGATGCCGACGTACTCGCGCAGTGTCAACAGCCGGCCGCGCAACCGCGTGTTGAGCTGCGGGTGCAAGAGTGCAAGGTCGGCAGCAGCATCGGATGCGGCTTGCGCGGCTTCGGTCGCCTGCGCCTCCGCTGGATCTGCGGGCTTGTTGATTTTGCGCGCCATGTCAGGCCCCCAACACGAACTTGCCCAGGGGGAAGTTCACGTTGGTTCCGTCGTACAGCGCCTCGCCCTTCATTTCCATCGTGCCCACGCCGTCGTTGTTGATCATCGGCAGTGACGCGAGGGGGCTGTTGGTATGGCGCGAGATCTCCACATAGGCCCGCGATTTCGAGATGGTCTCGATGCCGTCAAACACCAAAAAGTGATCATCCGGCCGCGTGGTAAGCAGCGACAACGCGTTGCTCGCCGCGTAGCTGTAGCTGGCCTTGATCGGCTGAGTCAGCCCGGTCAGGTCCAGGATCTGGCCGTGGCCGGCGAACACGGAGACCTCCGCGTAGTGCGTGCCCACCGCCAACGGCACTGGCGTGCCGGTAGAGTCCACCAGCGACCATGCCGAGGTGTTCTGGTTGTCCAGGGAGAAGTAATCACCGACCACCAGGTCTGCCGGCAGTTCCTCGCCGCTGGCCGTACCGGCGGCCACCGTATAACGGCTGGACCACAGCGCTGACACCAGGTTGTCCACGTTGAAGCCGTGCAGGGTGTAGGCGGTCTTGATGCCCTTCTCGATCTCGAACACCAGGTCCTTCATCTTGTTGCCGGAGTGCGATTCCTTGATCGACTCTTCGCTGACCTCGAAGGAGAGGTCGAACTTCGGCACGTTCTGGAACCAGATGCCGGCTCCCTTGCTGCCGTCGGGGTTGCGCTTGAACTTGCTCAGACGGCCCTGCAGCGAGAAATACTTGGTCACGGTGGACATCACTTGGCTTCCTTCTTCGGTGCGGCGTCAGTGTCGGCGGCTACGGGTGTGGCGATACGGTTGCTCGCCAGCCAGCTGGCGGTGGTGTTGTCCACTGTCAGTAGTTCGCCCTTGGCCACCGCCTTGCCCGCGTGGGTGTGGTTGTCGACGGCCACCTTGACGGTGACCAGCTTCGGCGCGTTCATGGCGCGATCTCCGGTTGGATGAAGTGACGGGTCTGCCAGCGGTCGGCCCACAGCGCGACGGACGCGTCGTAGTCCTCCAGGTCGCCGGCGATCAGTTGCAGCTGCTGGCCGCCCGGCACGTCCGGGGTCCAGCCCAGCAGGTGGTTGCGGTAGGCGCCCACCCGCTCGATGAGTTCGTCGCGCAGCTCGTCGCCTGCCAGGCCGCGGTGGTTGCGGAACGCCAGCACCACGCCGATGCCGACCTGCATCAGCTGGCCGATGTCGGTCTGCTCGCCGGGTATGCTCATGCTGGTATCGGTGCGCGCCGCCGATTCCCTGGCGAGCATCACGTAGGCGCAGGGCGCCGGGAAGTCCTGCAGCGAGCGGACTTGCGCATATGCGCCGCGGCCTTCCACCAGGCGCAGGCCGCCGGACTTCACCGCGCGGGCGCGCAGGCGGGCGATCACCGGGCCAACGTCGAACGGCTTGGCGCTCATGCCCCGAAGTCCTTGAGCGTGTCCATCGAGAACACGCGCGCGGGACCACACATCATCGGCATGCCGGCGCTGGCGGGCGGCAGCGGGTCTTCCACGCCCAGGCTGAACTTGCCGTCGCGCACCTGTTCCAGCAGGCGGACTGCCTCGCGGTAGTCGCGCACGACCGGGTCGGTCTTTTCCTCGGTGCCGAAGCGCTCCTTGTGCAGCATGTAGCGCGCGATCCAGCGCGCCCAGACCGCAACCACCTCCGGCACCGGCGACAGCGGTACTGTGTACGCCACCGGCTTGCGCATGCGCAGGTAGCCGTCGATCAGCGCGTCGGCGCTGCCCAGCGCCTGCTGCACCACCACGGCCGCGGCCTGCGCGGCGGCCAGCTGGTCGGCGTCCATGCCGGTGGTGTCACCCGCGCGCAGCACCGCATCCATGACCTCGTCCGCCGGGATCGGCATGCGCTCGGGCGTGGCGGCCTGCGCCAGCTCGCGGGCGAGCTTGGCATCGGCAAGTTGGACGAGTGTGCAGTACATGGGCGCGGGCTCTGGCTTCGGTTACTGCGGGTCGGCGTCGGTCGGTACTTCGCCGGGCTCGGTGCCCAGCACGCCGGCGTCCTGGTACCGCTGCGCCTCGGCGGCGGTCATTTCCACGAAGGCATCCGGCTTGACGACGGCGCCGCCCAGCCAGAAAGGCTCCAGCACCTGGAACATCGCGGTTTTGGGGTTGGCTTGCGCATTCGCCGCCACGGCGGCGGTGCTGCGCACCACCTTCTGGGTGGGCGCTGCGGTCTTGGGCTTGCTGGCCTTGGCCATGTCGGCTCCTCGGTTGAAAGTGGGCCGTCTCTCTCCGGCTGTCACGCCTGGCTTCGCCGGCGTTCGCTAGACCGCCCTAAAGCGGCCGCTCCGCTCCCACGGTTGTGCGTCAGGCCGGGGCCGCGCCGGCGTCCTTGATCAGGTAGCCGGCCACCATGCCGGTGAGCTGCGGCGTGCGGTTGTTGTTGACCGGGTGGATCCACGACTGGCGGTTCTCGTCGCGGTAGGCCATGCGCACGTTCGGCTCGCCGCGCAGGCTGTAGGTGTAGCCGTAGCTGGGCTTGGCCGCGCTGCGGCGGTTGCTGCCGTTGGGCTGCGCCACGTACGCCAGAATCACGTCATCGCCCCAGACATCGCCCAGGTCGTCGGCCTGGCCGCTGGCGGAAATCGCCTCGCCGATGACGATGGTGGGCAGCTCCCACATCGACTTCAGGATATCGACGGTCAGGGTTTCCTTGCCCAAGTGCTTCAGGTAATCCTGGATCTTCGCGTTGGACTTCAGCGCGGACCACGCCGACGCGGAAATGAGCGCGGTGTTCGGGCGCACGCCGATGGACGCGCGGATGGCGTCCTTCGCCGCCTCGATGTTGGCGGTCGGGTCGCCGGCCGAGCCGCGCCAGCGGCCGGTGCCAACCAGGCTGACCTTGTGGTCGGTGTCGTAGTTGGACACGTCGCGGGCGATGTCGGCGCACTCGCACTCGTGCTCCAGCTCCATCACGTCCAGCACCAGGTCCACGGCGTCGGTGGATGCGTCGATGCCGGGGCCGGCGGCTGCTTCCTGCGCGATCTCGTCCGGCACCACCGCTTCCAGGGCGGAATCCACGATGGCGTAGTTGCCCGCCTGGTAGCCGAACTGGATGCGCTTGGTGGCCTCGCCGGGCGCGCGCTTGGTGTTGTAGCGGCGGAAGCCTTCCTTGCCGAAGGCGGTCACCTTGCCGGCGCGGACGCCGACTTCCACGCGCGGGAACAGCACGCTTCCGACGTTGCCGGGGCGGATGTAGCCCGTGGCGTGGGTGGTCAGGACCGGATCGACGATGCGTGCCTGGCCGGTAGTCATCTGGGTCATGGGTCGTTCTCTCTGCTGATGAGGGGATAGGCGCGGCGCGCGTAGAAGCTGGCGTCGCTGGGCGGCTTACTTCAGGAGGACTTCGACGCGGTCGCCGTCGGCCTTCGATTCCTGCAGCGCGACGGCCACCACGACGCCGGAGGCCTTCTTCACCAGCTTTCCGCTGGTTCCGACCTCGAGCTCGTCGCCGTCCACGAAGGCGCCGCCGGCGGTGACGATGGTGGTGCCCATCACGTCGGTGGGAACGCGATCGCCGATGGCGCCCTTGGTGTTGGACACGCCGAAAATCTTGCCGGCGGCAGTGGCGTAGGCGCCGGCGCGGGAGAGGGCGCGTTCGGCCTCGATCGCGGCGGACGCGGTCACAGCCAGGGTGAGGATGGAAATCTTCTGGGTCATGGTGTTGCGCTCCTGGCGCGGGTTGGCATTGCGTGGTCTGTCTCGGCGGGCCGGTCACCGCGCGCATGGCGCCTTACCCGGCATATCGACCTACGGGTGCCGCCGAAGGGGTCAGCCGCCGACGGCCTTGACGGCATTCATGTAGTCGGCCTTCGGGTTGTCGCGCTGGTAGGCGAGCGCCTTGGCGTGCAGCTCCATGCGGCCGGCGTCCACGCTGGTGCCCTCGGGGGCGGCGAAGCTGGGCGCGGCGGTGCCGTTGTTGTGGTCGGCGGACTTCTCGGCGAAGTTGACGCGCGGCGGCAAGTCGGACAAGAAGTTGCGCAGCAGCTCGG